ATTGATGGTAAATATGGTAATTATATACTTGAGTCAGATATTTTTGGTTCAGATGCTATGCTACAACATGCTGATATGTTAATTGGTATTAATAGACCAGCTAAACAAAAGATTAGGTTCTATGGTCCTGATAGATATATCATTGAAAATGATAGAACCCTTGTATTACACTTTCTTAAAGCAAGAAATGGTGATGCAAGAATGAGTTTCTTTAAAGCTAAGTTTGAACAAATGAAAATAGAAGAAATGCAAACACCTGGACAACAGGATAGAAGGTAACATTAATGAATTTATAACTAAATAACAATAATATGGGATTAACACCCTCAGAACGCAAACTTAAAGTTGCAAAGTTAAAAGAACAGCATGAAGATTACTTTCAAACAGAAGGTAAGATAAATGCATTATATATTCCTAAGATGGCATACAGACCATCTGGTAAAGATGAACTATACATAAGTTTCTTTCCAAGTGAGCTTGAAAAAGAAATAGATGTATATACAGAATTTGTAAGTATTGATTATGATTCTGAAGATCCAAAGAGGACTCTATATTTACTTAAGTATAATCCGCACTGGAAATCTGAATATGAATTAATTACAAGTAACTCAGGATTTCAAAGACACATGGTTCCAGTAAATGAATTAAAAGTTATTAATGATATAACTTCTAGAGAAAAATCTATTATAAAAGAACCTAAATTTGTATCGGATATAAGTAAAACGTTATTTGATTTGCCAAATCCTGATGGAGGATCAACCACTGTTCTTGTAGATAAACTTGAAGAGATCAATCAAACATTAATCACATTAACCAAAGTAATCAATAAATTTAATAAATAAATCATGGCAAACAGCGTATTAGTTATTGCTGATTCAGGTACAGGAAAGTCTACTTCAATCAGAACATTAAACCCAAAAGAGACTTTTATTATAAATATAGCCAACAAACCTCTACCGTTTAAAGGTTGGAAGGGCATGTACAGTCAGATATCCAAAGATAATCCAAAAGGAAACTTGACATCTACAGCTACTGCACCTGGTATCATTAAAGCAATGAGGCATGTAAATGACAAAATGGATCATATAAAAAACATTGTAATTGATGATTGGCAATATATGAGTTCTTTTGAATATTTTGATAGAGCCAATGAAAAAGGTTATGATAAATTTACTCAGATTGCAGCTAACTTAGCTCAAGTTGCTAAGTTGCCTAAAGATCTAAGAGATGATTTAAATATATTTTTCTTGACTCACTCAGAAGATTCCACTGATATAAATGGTAATAGAAAAATCAAAGCAAAAACAATAGGTAAGATGATTGATAATACTCTTACTCTAGAAGGTTTGTTTTCTATAGTTCTTTTTGGTAAAGTAAATAAAAATGATGATGGTGTACTCCAATACGGTTTTGAAACTCAAAACTCAGGAGAAAACACATGTAAATCACCAATGGGTATGTTTGAAGATTTATTTATTCCTAATGATCTTCAATTTGTAAAAGATTGTATTGATAAGTACAATAAATAATTAATTAATTAATAAACTAAATTATGTTAAACACTAAAGACATGTCTGCTGGAACAGGCAAAGCTAAACCAGTAATTGGAACAGGCAATCAAAAAATTAAGATCAATTCTATTACATTTGATCAAACTCCATATGATATGGATGCATACAACATTACACTTCATGTAGAAAGTGAGCCTATGGGTGGTGATTTTAATGGCTTTTTAAAAGATGTTAATAATCCAAGTGGACCACGTTTTGAAGGTCAAGTTGGTAGAGTAAGGTTCTCTCCTTATCCATTTAAAGATACTACATTACCTAATGGCAATGAGATTAGCCGTGATAATGAAGTCTTAAAGGCAATGATATTTTTATCAGAAACTGTTAATAAAAGAGAAGAACTAGATGCTATTGAGGCTTCTACTATAGAAGATTTTATGAGTAAAGCTTCAATTATTTGTTCTAATACAGGCTATATAAACGCATGTCTTGGAGCAAGAGAATGGGAAAATAGAGAAGGTTATGTAAATAATGATTTATTTTTACCAAAAAGGAATAGAATGGGCATTCCTTTAGAAGCTCTTGATGTACAAGATTCTAACCTTACAGTTTTTGATAAAACTGACAGCAATCATTTTAGACCTTTTATTAAAAAAGAACCTACTGTTGTTAATAGTTTTGAACCAAGTTCTACTTCAGGATCTGATTTTGAACTGTAATATTATAAATTAATTTAAGTGGGTTCAATTAATTTTGAGCCCACTTTTTTAATATATTAATTTTATGTTTAATACTAAAAATTTTATAGATAAATGGGAAAATGTACCCAGTACTTGGGTTTTTGAACATTACCTAAATTTACCTGAACTATTGATTGGTCAAGATATAAAGATCAAATCAATATTTAATCCTATGGAAAAGACACCGAGTTTTTGCATATATGTAGATCAATCTATAATGCAATATAAATTTAAAGACTTTTCAACAGGTAAGGGTGGTAGTAAAATTGACTTAATAAAGTTTATGTTTAACTTAGATGTTAATAATGCTATAACAAAACTGACTTCAGATTATAATAAATATAATAAATCATCACAAGCTATAAATAAAACAGTTAAATCTATAAATAGATGGAAAGTTGACTTTATAAAAAAAAGACAATGGACTAAGCTTGATAAAGACTTTTGGTTAAGCTTTAGAATAGGAAAAACATTATTAACTGAATATAACGTCAATCCAATTGAATATTATAATTTAATTAAAGATGGGTCAGACAAAATAGAATCACTTACAATAAACCCTAAGTGTGGCTATGGTTACTTTGATAAAGATAATGATGTATACAAGATATATCAACCTTTTAACAAAAAGTACAAATTCTGCAAAGTTAAATCTTACCTACAAGGTAAAGATCAGCTATCATATAACAAACCATACTTAGTTATATGCTCATCACTTAAAGATGCAATGTGCCTTAAAAGTATTGGTTACAATATTGATGTAATTAGTCCTGATTCAGAAAATACTATCATTAAACCTCATATTATTCAAAACTTTAAGAATAAATATGAAAAAGTAATTACAGTATTTGATAATGATGATGCAGGCAAGAAAGCTGTAAAAGTTTATCATGATAGATATAATATTCATGGGTTTGTACCTACTATAAGTAAGGATATATCAGATGCTATGAAAGAACATGGTTTTGAAAAAGTTCATGCTCATTTAAAACCTTTATTAAAATTGGCATTAAAACAATAATATGGAAAATAAAAAATGGTTTATACCAGGATCAGTACCAAGTAGTAAGAATGGCCGTAGATGGACAGGTAAATACTTTATAGCTAGTAAAGCTGTAATGAACTATAGAAAGATTGCTAAAGATTATTATGCAAAATATGCTGATGATTTTAAAGCTGAACTAGCTAAACATACATTACCAGCAAAAATATCTTTTACATTTGTTAGAGGCAGTCGCCATAAATTTGATTATATCAACCCTGCACAAACTGTGCAAGATGATATGGTTAAAGCAGGGTGGATTGAAGATGACAATGCAGAATTTATTTTACCTGCATTTGAACAATACAGTTATGATAAAGAAAAGCCGGGTGTATGGATAGAAATATTAAAAGAAAATAGTTTAAAAGATAATGAAAGATCAGGAAATACAAAAAAGATTGAAACAAGTTCTTCTAATAGCAAAACTAAAAGATCTAGGAGTAAGTGAAGTTGAAATAACTTTTTCAGGCTCCGGAGATAGTGGTGATATAGATGATGTAATTTATAGATACAAAAGTAAGAATAAGAAAAGTAATATAAGTTATTACATATCATCAAGAATTAAAAATAGTGATGAAAACATACTTATGCAATTGGCAATAGATATAATTGATAGTAAAATAGATACAGCTGGTGATTTGGTTAATAACAAAGGCTCTTATGCTTCAATGTATATTGATGTTTATAAACAAAGTTATGATTTATCATACAATAGACTAGTTGTACAAGAAAAGAATTATTCAAATGAAATGTTATTTACATGATATAGATTAATTAAAAAATTATGGTAAAAGAATTCAAAGTTTCAGATTTTAAAAATTTAAAAGAATTATTAAACGCATCTCATGAAGATGACATAAGTATTGGGTTAAAAAATATAAAAAGTATAAACTTAGATCCAATATACATACTAATGTTAATTAAAATATCTAATGAATATACAAGAGAAAGAATATTAGATGAACACCAAGATATATTTTTGATGGATAAATTTTCTCATTATAAAAATAGATTAGATATAAATAAGCGTTTTGGTAGCCATATAGAAATAAATGATATATGCTGGGATAATCTATATAATACAATTAAAGATCATTATTCACATGATTCTGAAATCATTAAAATATTTACAAAACAATTTACTAAAGAATTAACATCAACAATTACTAACATAATGCATTATAAATTTTTAGATGATATTAAATTTAATATAGTATGGTAAACATACAAGATCAGGTTGCAAGAGCAACCAAAAAGTTAATATTCACAGAGCCTTTTTACGGGCTCTTTTTAATTGGTATCAATAAACAATACAGTAAACGTATTTCTACGGCAGGAGTAAGTAAAAAAGGTATTGGTATGCAATTAACTATAAACCCAGAGTTCTTTAATGAACTTAGTGAGGATCATAGGTTTGGATTAATAAAGCATGAGCTATTGCATATTGCATTTGGTCACTTATTACTAAGAGACTTATATTCTAATCACAAGTTATTTAATATAGCTGCTGATTTAGAGATCAACCAGTACATACTGGAAAGTAAATTGCCTGATGGTGGTTTATTATTATCAAGTTTTCCAGAGCTAAAGCTTCCTATTAAAGCAGGTACTAAAAAGTACTATGAGATTTTAGAACAAGCTCAGGAAGATGGAACATCACCCTCTTTGGATAATTTAATGGATCAAATGGATGGTGAATCACAATATTGTCATAGTACATGGGAAGAATTTGATAGCTTACCAGAAGCTGATAAGAAATTGATGCAAAAACAAATAGAACATCAATTAAAAGAATCAGCTGAGCAAACAGAAAAGAGACAAGGCTCTATTCCTGGTGAACTTTCTGATTTAATTGAAAGATTAAGGCATATTGAACCAGCTAAATTTGATTGGAAAGGTTACCTAAGAAGATTTGTAGGTAATTCTAGTATAGTTTATACTAAGAAACTAAGACGTAAGTATAATAAACGTTATTCTGGTAGTCCTGGACTTAAGATTAAATTTAAGAATCATATACTAGTTGGTGTTGACACAAGTGGATCTGTAAACAATGATGAGCTAAAGGAATTCTTTAGTGAATTAGCACATATGCATAAAACAGGTCATAAGATTACAATTGCACAGTGTGATACAAGTTTAAGAAGTGTAATAGAATTTAATCCAAAAAAAGATTGGGAAATACACGGTCGTGGTGGAACAAGTTTTCAACCAGTAATTGACCACTTTAATGAAAAGAGAGGGGTTTATACAGCTCTAGTATATTTAACAGATGGTGAAGCAAGTAATCCTGATGATTGCCCTAAAAATACTTTATGGGTATTAAGCAGTATTTCTACTATAAACAATAGTTTACCAGGACAAGTAATAAAATTAAATTAAGATGGGAAGATATTATGAAGGTGATATTTATGGGAAGTTTGCTTTTGGATCTCAAGCAAGTAATGTTGCTGATAGATTTGGAGTAGTTGGAGTGCCAGATACTTTAAATTATTACTTTGATAAAAGTGATTTAGAAGTTCTTGAAACTGAACTTCATAGCATAGAAGATTCATTTAAAGATCACAAGCTAGCTCTTATAACATATTATGATTTATTTAACTTAGATCATGATCATCAAACTTTAGATGATGATACACTTGATTTTCATCAATATATTAGTAAAGCAGGTCTACCACCTCTAAAGTCAGAAGAAATTTCTGAATACAATGATTATCATTTAGGTAGGAAAATATTAAAAAGTATTAAGGATCAAGGATCTTGTAGTTTTACAGCAGAATTATAAATAAAAATTAATAAAATTAAATTAAAATGGCACAAGTAAATTTAAATGCAACAGAATTAAAAGGATTTATAAATCATATAATAACAAACAACAGATACTTACAAGAGTCAGGTAAAAGTCCTGTATCTGTAGAAGTTGTAGGTGAATCTGGTATTGGTAAAACTTCTACTATAGTAGAACTTGCTAATGAAAATGAATTGAAATTTGTAAAGTTAAATCTTGCACAAATAGAAGAATTAGGTGACTTAGTTGGTTTTCCAGTAAGGCAGTTTCAAATGTATAAGGAAAAGAAAGTGGCTGTAAAGCAACAAGATAACATTTCCATGGTTACAGCTACACAAAGAGCAGCTGGAAATAGTTTAGCAAGCTTAAACCAAACAGTTACAAAAAAAATTGGTCAATGGGTTGATGAACTTGCAGTACAAGAGTATCTAAAGCAAGGGTTTAAGATGACTGGTAAAAATAGAATGTCTTATTGTGCACCTGAATGGATTGCTGATGCAAAAGCTGGTGGTATCTTATTATTAGATGATTGGAACCGTGCAGACACAAGGTTTATTCAAGCTGTAATGGAGTTGATTGATAGACAAACCTATATTTCATGGACTCTACCAAAAGATTGGCATATAATTTTAACAGCAAACCCGGATAACGGAGACTATATGGTTAACAGTGTAGATAGTGCACAGAAGACTAGATATGTAACCGCAAATCTTAAGTTTGATGTTAATGTGTGGGCACAGTGGGCAGAAGGTGCTGGTATTGATACTAGATGTATTAATTTCTTGTTGCTTCATCCAGAGCTTGTAACACAAGAAACAAATGCAAGATCTATTACTACATTTTTCAATTCAATTTCAAGCTTTGATAAATTTGAAGATAATCTATCACTAATTCAAATGATTGGAGAAGGTTCTGTTGGTGATACTTTTGCTTCTATGTTTACAACTTTTATTAATAACAAACTTGATAAACTAGTGACACCTAAAGATTTACTAACTCATGATAGTGAATCTTACATACT